CACATCGATCTCTGCCGTGATGGCCGCTTGGTCCTTGACGATCTTTTCCAGTTGCTCTTGGAGCGTCTTGAGCTGGGTCTGGATGTTCGATTCGGCCATGACGTCCGCGACGGCCGCTTCGCCGACCCGAGCCGTTTGCTCGATCTGGGTCCGTTGGGCCTCGAGCTGCGCCTGGATCGTCGAGTCTGACGTCACATCAATCTCTGCCGTGACGGCCGCTTGGTCGTTTACGATCTTTTGAAGCTGTTCCTGGAAAGACTTCAGTTGGGTCTGGATGTTCGATTGGGTTATGGCGTCCGCGCCAGCTATTCTACCTATCCGGGCCGTCTCTTCAATTTGAGTCTTTTGAGTTTCAAGTTGGGACTGTATCGACTCGAGATTTACATCGATCTGAATTGTTTCGGCTGCTTTGGCATTCACTTTATTTTCAATTTCTTCTCGAAGGGTCTTCAAATTGTTCTCAACCTCTGTATTTTCCTGAGGAGCCGGTTTTGGTTGACCGACTTTTTCGGCCATCTGCGTCTCGGTTTTGGTCTGGTCGACGTTCATCTGAGTTTGGACCGTGGATTCGGCACTTTGAATAGAAATTGTAACCGCCGTGTTGATCGCTTCTTGAATTTCTGTTCGGAGCGTGTCCAAATTAGTCTGGACCTGGTTCTCAGCCTGAATGTTTTGCTCGGCTTGAGTGTTGACTTGGTCCTGGATGTTTTCCTGTTGATTTTCGGCCTGCTGTTGAATTTGTTCGACCGCTTGTTCGAGGAGCATCTGAAGAAGAACTGCCCATAGTTTAGGCGGGATATCTGGGGCGTACGCAATGTCTCCTTCCGTTGATGCAGCAGGTCCACCGGATGGTGGACCGGTCGTCCAACCACCGCCACCGCCGCCGTCGTCAGAAGGCGCCTCGTTCGCCTTCTTTAATAGAAAGATCAGGAGCAATATCAAAAGTATCAAAAGTGCTGTCAGGGATAAATTTGTCTTGACTCCCATCGCTGATAGATTCGATGATTTTTTTATAGGATATAGTAATGCCGGATGCTGCATCGTTGGCCATGGGAGCTATTTCCGGCCTACTCATACTAGGATTGCTCGTCGGTCTGTACATGCTCGTGTCGTTCATCGTGGCAGCCTATATCAAGAATGTGGCTGACCGTACCAAGTCGTCTTCGTGGTGGTACAAGTTTCCAAAGTGGCTCGTGCCGAATACTGCACTACATGATTGGGTAGGATACCCTTCATCATATTCTACACTGGCAGGCTACGAGCCTTCTTCCTATTTGTTGGTCGCCCAGGACAATACACAGTCGAATGCGGCCATTACGGACTGTATGCTCCAGTGCGGCGACGAAAAATGCGCCGGAATTATCTTTACGAGCGCCAACACATGCTATCTCGTGAGCTCGCTCGATGGTCTCGTGCCCGCGGCGACCGGAAACACATTCTATGTCAAGAGCGACAATCCACCGACCAAGGAATACGTCGCCTATCCGGGCAAGATTCTCAAGCCGCCGACCGTCTTCCCATTGACTGCGGCGGCCGTCACGAGCAATGTCTTGCAGGTGTCGACGGCGACGGCTCATGGTCTCACGACCGGCATGTCCGCCGATATCACTCAGGGTGGTATCATTGCCGTTTCAAACGTCGTCACGGTCGTCGACCCCCTGACCGTCACCCTACCATTTATCCATTCCGATGGGCCTGTTCTTCCACTCACCGGAGTGACTCTGACTCCTAAATTGACGACGATACCGATCGCGACCAACGTTGCTTCATATGCGGTATGCGCCGCAAACTGTGTGACTCACGTCGATTGTACCGGCTTTGTGTACGACAGTACCGGTAGAAACTGTGCAATGTACACCGTCCCGATCGACACGACGAACGGTATCGTTAATCAGACCGGCGCGGATCTTTACGTCAGTCAATCACCGGCCTTGACCGACTCTGGTATCTCGTACTACTAATTTGCTTTGACGTTCGGATTTGACTTGAATTTCGACAAGAGCCAAAAAATAAAGCCCAGAAAAAAGACCCCTCCGATGATTCCAAAAATCAATCCGAGTTTGTCCTGTAGATCCAGACCGAGTGCGTCAGCCGCACCGCCCGTCGCATCATCAACCGCATTTCCGAGCTGACTCTCAAAGTCCGTATGGATAATTCCCTGACCTTTATCAGATAGGTTAACAGCCGAGGCATCGCCATCATAGTCAATAGTGAAAACGTTATCACTCTTGACCTTGACGACTTTGGGCGTTTTACCATCGAGATTTGGCAAATCGGTCCCACTGATTTCAATAGTATCATCCTCGACAACCTGAACGGCACTTGGAATACCGATCGGATCGCCCGTCGACACGAGCTCCCACTCAATGTCGAGCTGATGTCCAGAAAACCAATCGGTATTCTGTTTGATACTCTTGAACTTTATGGTTGCTCCGTCTGAGGCGACGAAGGATGCCAGGGCTGCTGCTGTGATGGCTGTGGCTGCAACTGCACCGATACCCATGGCGGCCCATGCGGCCGTGTTATTCTTCGAGGCGTCCGCTCGACTCTTTGCATCGTCATTTCGATCCTTTCGCGATTTCGCGTCATTTCCTTTGTCGCGCTGGCGACGAGGTTTTCCGGTTGTGCCACCGGCATTACTCTTCTTCGAACGTTGCTTTCTGGATTTACGAGCCATTTATATATCCTGGGAAAATACTTCGAGCACTTCTTTGATCACGGGATGACGAAGGATATCCGCCTCGGAAAACTGGACGTGGTCGATGGAGTGAGCACCCGAACTCGCTTCGAGGCGTTTCAAAAAATCTGAAAACCCATTCTCTTCGTAGCCACGGTCGTGCTGACCTGGATCACCGGTCAGCACGAGTTTGGACCCGAGACCGATCCTGGTAAGCATCATGAGCATCTGTTTCGGCGTGGCGTTCTGCATCTCGTCGGCGATGATCCACGAATCCTCGAACGTGCGCCCGCGCATATACGCCAATGGGCACACCTCGAATTGGCCATTGTCCCGGAGGTTTTCAATGTCCCTCGGGGTGTAGTGCCGACGGAGCGAATCGTAGATCGGTCGGGTCCACGGCTCCATCTTCTTCTCGAGCTTCCCCGGCAGAAAGCCGTGCTGCTCGTCGACCGAGACAGCCGGCCGGGTCACGACGAGCCGCTTGACTTTCCCGGCCGCCAGATGCTGAGCGCCAACATGACAAGCCAGAAGAGTCTTCCCGGTGCCGGCCGGCCCGGAGGCCAGTACGATAGGAATGTGGGGTGCATTGAGAAGCTCGACGAAAAAACGCTGCGTGATCGTTCGCGGGAAGATGCTCATATAAGTGGGAAACGCGCCGTCTGTTTATGGGATTCGCCAAATGGAAAGTCCGCCAAGGGCCAGGTACGCACTACTTGATGGACGGCGGCATCCTCGACGTCCCGCAAAAGGACACGGATGCATTCATGCTCGAGTACCTCGCCTCGCTACGCCGAGGCGACAAGGTGTACGTCGTCGAACAAAAGACTGAGGTGTTTCGATTCTTCGTCGACCTCGACTGGAGGGACGCCGAGCCGCTCAGTGACGAGCGACTCTTGGAGATTCTCCAGGTGATGTGCGAAGTCGTGCCGGGACGATGTATCGTGGCGCGTGCTCCTATTCGGCTCGAGGATGATGGCCGAACGAAGAGCGGCATCCACATACACTGGCCTGAGACGAAAGTTCGTCGGTCTGAGGCCCTTGCCTTTCGCACACGAATCCTGCTCGAACTGGGTGACGATCCGGCCTGGAACGAACGAATAGATCTGAGCGTCTACGGCGGCTCGGGTCTGCGGATGATCGGTTCGTACAAGATGCCGACCGGCGAGCCGTACGTCCCCTGGACGCCAGGCGAAGAGCCACAGCCGATTACGATTGATGATATCAAGTCGTTTTCGATCCGGACCGAGGAGACGGACGTGACGACGAATATCACAGAGGTGTCGAATTTCGGGCCGATCGAGGCGTACATCCGCAAGTACATTCCGGGCCAGACGTTCGCCCGGATCAAACGGATCGGTCGCAAGAGCCCACAGTGTTTGTGGGTCCAGACGGACTCGAAATGGTGTGCCAACATCCAGGGGGAGCACAAGTCGAACCACATATGGTTTTACGTCTACGGCGACACGATCTGTCAGCGCTGCCACGACGAAGACACGTGCAAAGGCTTTGTCGGACAGGAATATATACTTTCTCCGAGCATAGTAGAGGAACTGACCAGCAATGTTGCTGTTGATCGTTCTACTTTTGTTTCTATTCGTGATCTTGTTCCCGCCCACTGGTTTCCAGCGGACCCTGGCGCTCCGGTACGAGCGGGAGGTGTATCCATACTCGGGTCTGGATCCGGACGAGTGGCAAAGGTTCAAGGAAAACGTTCGGGCGTTCGAGCAGGAAGAGGACGTGGCCGTGGCCGCTCATCAACTGTACGCCGCGATGGAGAACATTCGTAATCTCGGACTCGGTATTCAGCGACCGGACGACATTGAGACTCGTGAAAAGCTTGATGGGATAGCTGACCGACTCGCCATGGACGGCGAGTACATGCTGTACACCCAGGCAAAGAAGAACGGGCTCTATTTTTTCCCACGCTATTTAAACAATACCAGCGATGAATCCCCAGATGACTTCAAACGCGGTGGCGTCGTCGGCGATCCCGGACTCCACTTCCCCGACCCCAAATCCCACGGCCAGTAACTTGAAGACCCGTTCCGGACGTGTCGTCAAGAAACCGGAGCGTTACGCACCCGTCGAGGTGTGCGATGACGACTACGCCTCGGACGAGTACGATTCGGAAGAGTCGTCCGACGTTTCGTCCGACGTTTCGGTTGACCCGGATGACATTTCGACCGAGTCGGATGCCGACGAGAATGGAAATCTCGACGGTTTTGTCGTAGAAGATAAAAGTGACGATGGTATAACAGAGAGTGATGTTTCAGGCTCCGGATCAGAGACAGATGCCTGAAGAAGAGGAACAGCCTCAACTTCAGCCACAGTACTACATGCAGCCGCCTCAGTTTGAAAAACACGACGAGTTTCTCGACGGCATTTCAAAGCAGACGCTGATTCTCGCCTTTGCGGCGTTTTTTCTTGGGCTCCTCGTCGGAAAGTCTATGACGCCGGTTGTTCTGCGCCAGTGAGACGATTCTGAAGCAGGAGCAGACGTTCCTGGTCGAACCGGTTGTAGTCTATTTCCTTGGCTGACTGACCGGGTTGGAGCGTCAATGTTTCGGCTGGACTGATGACCAGCTGAGTGTAGTTCTTTTCTTTTTCCAGAACCAGGAAAGACGGGCTCGGACACCCCGTGCCCGTCTTTTTATATTCTGACTTGAGATATTCGCCATTCGGGCCCTTGGCTTCGATTTGAAGCGGCGGCCAAACTTTCATCCGGTACATTCTCTTGTCTTTGAGCTCGTAGATGCCCGGGCCGACGGTGCGGGTGCTCTTGTTGCTGCAGGTTGCGTACTTGTTTGCGTCAATTTGGATGTAGCCGGTATAGCCCATGTCACTCGTCTCGACCTCGTAGTCGACCGGGCATTGCACACACGATCTTCCAACCGGGGTGGACTTGTCGCGACACTCTTGCTGCCCGGTTGACACGATGGTCGGGATCTTGTAGTCTTCGGCAATGTCTGTGAAGGCGACCATGGCTTCTTCTGGGCACGCTGGATTGTACATTGGCGGAATGGCCGGCGAAGTTATATTCGGGATGTACTCGACATCCTTGAATGGAGCAGATCTTTCGTAGACATACTGTTCATCGGCTGCGATGACGAACATCGGTGCGTCACCGGAGCTTGATTCGAGACCAACGAATTCGCCGTAGGATCCTACATCCGAGGTGATTCTCGCTTGCAGAAACGGTGCCATGGGGTGTTCACGCATATTCGCCCAGCCGCCTGCGTCCATAAAGACGTTCGACTGGTTGTCGGCCGCCGGGTAGTCCTTCGACGGTTCAACAAATGGGAGTACGGTATTTTCATCTCTCGGAGGGGCATAGCCACTCCGCCTGGTCCTCAATATCAGGACCACGACAAGGACCACGAGGAGCAAAATCAACAGGGCCCTCTTCATTACTTAGGCGCTAGATTCTTCTGGGACGGACGGCAAGGCCATGTCGACCGGCTCGGCTGCCGCCCGGCGTGCCTCGCGCTCCTCGCGCCGCTTCACAATCTCGGCCGCGATGCGCGTGTCCGCCTTGAGCACCAGCTCCTGCATGTCCGCATCCGGAAACTCCTTGCGGAGCTCCTCGATCACCTCGGCTGGGTGCGGGATCGGCGGCTCGTCCGGACGGGTATAGAACTTGCTGTTCTCGTCGCCCGGCTCGATGAAAGGCGTGTCGGTGCCCTCGATCGGCTTGGCCATCATGTCCTTCTTGCGCTTCTCAAAGTGGACCGCCGCCTCGCGCTGGTTCTTCATATAGCCCTGCATAATCTCCTCGAGCTTCTCGTTCTGGTAGTGCACGTCGCCAATCTGGTCACGGTCCGGCGGCACCAGCAGCCACTTGTACATGTCGACGACGTAAATGTCGATCAGCGAGTCCTCCTTCTGCAGACGCTTCGCGTGCGCGCCCGCCTCTTCGCGAGTCATGAAGCAGCCTCGAATCTTCAGGCCGAGCTTCTCATTCTTCTGGGGCATATCCGGCCCGACCATAGAGATGAGCGCATACAGCTGTCCGGGGACGGTCAGGAAATCCTGCTCGAGAGACATATAAGAGAATAGAGCATTTTCTGTTTAAGTAAGCAACGCACATGGAGGCCATTCGTCGTCTTCACAACCAAAAGAAGCGCGAACTGATCAAGCGGGTGGTCACGCCTGGATCCTATGTCCTCGACTGCGGGTGCGGGCGAGGCGGCGACCTCCAAAAGTGGCGCGACGTAAATGCCGTCGTGTTCGGTGTCGACCCAGACCACGCCTCGATCGACGAGGCGTACGGACGTCGCGATCTCCTCGGCATGAAACACCGTGTTCGGTTCCACCCTGGCGATATTTTCGTCGCCGAGAAGTTTGGGCCGTTCGATGTCGTCTGCTACAACTTTTCGATCCACTACATCGTCGAGTACCTGAGGGACTCTGCCAAGGCGATTGCCCGCTCGACGAAGCGCGGCGGTCTGCTCATCGGCATCACGCCCGACCTCGATCGGATCAAAGAGTTCAAGTCGCCGGATGCGCTCGGAAACACCGTCGAGCCGGTCGACGAAAAGACCATCTCGGTCCGACTGGTCGACGGGCCGTTCTATGCTCAGGGGGCGCGTTCAGAGCCGGTGGTGACCAAGGCGATGCTCGAGGATGCACTCAAACCGTGGTTCGATTGCATCGAGTGGAAACCGATGCTCGACGAGCCGAACGGTCTCGTCTCGGACATCTACTCGACATTTATTTTCAGGCGCAAGTAGTAGGATGTACCCATGGGTACTATTTGGAGCCACGATGCTCCTCATTTTTTTGGTCGCCACGGTCGACGAGCCCCAGCTGCTCAAGGATATCAAGTGGCGCTACTCGGTCCTTCAGAAACATCTCAAAGACACACCAAATATCGACTCTCGGTTCGAGGTTCTAAGGCGGCACCAGCCAATCATCACTGGTATCAGCTCGACCCGTATGAATAAAGGCACTATCGGGTACAATGTAAACAAGGGTTACGAAATTTACATTTGTCTCGATGGTAACAATGTCGAACCGGCCATGCACGTGCTCATCCACGAGCTGGCGCACATGACCGTCCCGGAATATGATCACTCCGATGCGTACTGGAAGAGCTTCCGGGATCTTCGCCAGCTGTGCATCACGCTCGGTATCCTCACTCCGCCGAAAGAACCGCAAGAGTACTGCGGCGGAAAGATTTCAGCCTAGGCTCACTTCTGGTTCTTCAGCAGCTTCAGAGCAAAGTAGAAGATGACGGCGGCCAGAATGGCCGTGATGGCCATACCGGTGGAGGAAAGGTCGCCCGACTCGCCGAGAAACTTGGGAATCATGTCGGCCAACTTCTCCTGGACGGGCTTGGAAAATGCAGCCACCGCCGCCAGACCGGCGATCGCCGCCTGGAACTGCTCGTCGGTCAGACCAAGGGGGTTTTTGCTCTCGGACTTGCTCGGCGGGGCACCGATCATACCAGGGGAGACACCGGTGACACGCTGGGTCGTCGGTGAGTTGTAGGCCGCGCTGTCGATGCCGCTGTCAAATGCCGCAGACGGCATCACTTCAGAAATTGGCGTCGAGAAATCCATTTCTAATTGCGCAGAGTTTTTTTCAGGATGAGGTACGCGTAAATCGTCTGTACCGCGGCGTGTCCCGACTGGATCCATACGATCGATCGGTGGCTCAGACGGCTGTTCCTCGATTGTCGGGATGTACTGGAGAATCTGAGTATTTCCTGAAAAGTCCATATTCTCCATTTCTTGATTCGGACACTTTTTTGCGTCCAGATGAGCGCAAAAAAATGTGTGCAACTATTACATATGGGTGTGACTTACGAACACGATGACTTTACTCCAGTGATTCCCGAGCCCGAGCCCGAGCCTGAGCCCGTCCCGGTTCCCGCGCCCGTCCCGGTTCCCGAGCCCGAGCCTGAGCCCGTCCCGGTGACTCCTGAAGACGAGGAGGAGGATGTACCGGTTCAGCGCTCGGCGGCGCTCATCGAAGAGGCTCTGAACGCTACACTTTCTTCACAGTAATTCCTGTCGCCCCGCGTTTTTTCATCGGCGTGCCAGACGTTGTCTGAGCGACAGCATGCTGAGGATTGTAGTGCTTTTGGTGGAATTGCCACATCGCCTCCGAGCCGATCCTGAACCCCTTTCGGATCGGCGCCTTGTAATAAAAGACACAGTCTTCGATACGGTTAGATTTGCTCGTATTGTCGAGCACGAGACACTCGTAGTTTTCTGTACAGGAATTCATCACCTGACAGAACATGTCGAACGTCGGAAAAACGCCGAAGAACGCCTTGTAAAGTCGCTCGCGATTCTGAATCACATTTTCACGTAGGACGAAGACGTAATCGACGTTGGCGCGCAGGTCAGGACTGAGGT